ATACAACGATATACCTATTGTAAAAAGATGAAAGTACCCCCTTATGAAGGATCATACGGAAATCAACCAAAAAAATGGATTGATAAGTGCAATGTTATAGAAAAAATGTTAAATTATATACAATCAAAACATTACAACAATATGAAAAATGGCTAAACAGTTTGAAATACAATTAGAATTTACTACAAAGGGAGCAAATAAATTAATTGAATCCCTTAAGATTTTAGCACAACAACAAAATAAAGTTTCTGCAGCTCAACGAAAATTTAACAACGCAAATCTAAAAGCAGTTACTGCTACCAAGAAATTATTAATGGCTCAAGAAAAGCATCGTTTTGCGATGCTGAAAAACTCTACACAAGTTGCGAAACTTAAAGAGCAAATAAGACAATTAAAAATGCGTAATAAGCAACTTGCAGAATCAATGAAAAAAACTACAAGAGCTTCTAACAGAATGCGTCTTTCTACTGCTGGACTACAAAGAGTAATTGGTTCTATTAGAAATAAAATCCTTCTTGTAACATTTGCTTTTGGTGGTATGGCAGCAGGTATTAGAAACTCTATTCAAACATCTATGCAATTTGAAGCTGTTCAAGTAAGACTTAATGCTATGTTTGGCTCTGTTAGAGCAGGAGAAAAAGCATTTAGAACATTTAATCAAATAGCAGCAACTACTCCATTTACATTAACAGATGTTGTTGAAGCTGGTGCAGCGTTAAAAGCATTTGGTACTAATGCAGAAGAGATGATTAAACCTACTGCTGACTTAGCAGCGTTTATGGGAACTACTGCAACTGAAGCAGCGTCAGCTCTTGGTAGAGCTTTTGCTGGTGGTGCTGGTGCAGCAGACATACTTCGTGAAAGAGGTATATTGCAACTTATTCGTGATACAAAAGGTATCGAAGATTTATCTACATTGACATTACCACAATTTAGAAAAGCATTAGAAGAAACATTGCTTGATCCGTCTGTTGGTATTGCAGGTGCAACTGACGCATTATCCAGAACATTAACTGGTATGGTTTCTAATATGGCAGACGCATTTACAAGAATGAAAGCTGCTATTGGAGATTTTGTAGATATGAAAGGTATTGTTTCTACCTTAACTACAGCATTTCAAACTATGGGAGAGTCTATAAAACAAGCAAGTGAAACTCCTTTTGAAACTTCAATTAGACATTTGCAAGATATGAATGTGGAAACAACAGACTTAGAACTTGCACAAGCTAATTATTTGAAATTAAAAATGGACGAAAAGGGTGTAATAACAGATATAGATGCAGCAGAAAAAAGTGTCAAAGATAGAATGGCAAATCAACAACGCATTCAAGAAGAATTAGCAGCGTTACAAAACACAATGATTAAGCAAGGATTTTCTCAAGGAGAAGCAGAAGAGCTTTTAAAGAAAAGTAAAGCTGAACAATTAGCAGCATTAATGAAAATTTTTACAATAAACGGTGAAGATGCACTTACAGCATTTGCAAAAGCAAGAGTACAACAGAAGATTCTTGAAAACACATTAAATGAAGTACACGCCAAAGAAGATGAATTAGCAGCAGCACAAAAGTTAGTAGAAGCAGGACTTATAACGCAGAAACAAGCTGTAGAGTATGCAGCTTTATTAGCACAAATTGCAGGTTTAGAAGAACAATCGGCAAATTCAAAGAAAAAACAAAATGAACAAGAACAAAGTTTGCTTGATAAATTAAGAGAAAGATTTAAATTAACAGACGAAGAAAAAGAAGCTATGTCTGCAAGAGTTCAGTTATTTCAAGATAGCTTCGGAAAAATACTATCTTTGCAAAAACAAAATTTAGACCAACGAGTAAGTAATGAACTAAAAGCACTAAGAAAAACTGATAAGTTTAGAAATGCTTCTATGGAACAAAGACAAACAATGGAAGATGATATTCGTGCTAAATTCGCAAAAGAGCAAAAAAGAATATTTGAGTTTCAAAAGAAAATGAGCATTCTAAAAATTATTATTGACACGATTACAGCTAGAAATAAATTAATTTCAGATGGTTTTGGTGCAAGTATATTTGATCCTTCTGCACCGATTAGAGCAAGATTGACAATGGCTGCTCTTATGGCTTCTTCTGCTGCACAAATAGCATTAGTAAGTAAACAAGAAGCTCCAGCATTTGCTCGTGGTGGTTCTTTTGTTACTGGTGGAGAACAATTTATTAGAGTTGGAGATAATCCAGGTGGTAGAGAACGAGTAGATATTACTCCTTTATCAAGTCCAGACTTTGGTGACGCAGGTGGTAGTGGCTCTATCAATGTAAACATTATGGGTAATGTTATTGGCACACAAGAATTTGTAAGAGATAGCTTATTGCCAGAGATAGAAAACTCAATTAAAAGAAATCTTGCGTAATGCCTTTATCTGGTAATAGTGATTACAATGGTGCTTTAGGTGCAAGTATCAAAGAAGAATGGATTTTTGAATTACGAAATAATACTTATAGCTCTGGTTCTGCTGCAACAGAATATATAAGATTAGCTACTGCCGAAGTTGGTAGTGGTAATACTAAATATCATTCATTTATAACAAGCACACCCACAATACGAGAAAGTATTGATTTGGTTGCATCTACTTCTAAAAATGGTAATATATCTATTAGTTGTGTCAATGGAACATTAGACAATCATAGCAACGCAACATTAGCAGCAGAAATTTATGGTGGAACAAGAAGATATATAAACAGAGATGTTGTTGTTAAATCAAGAGTAGGTAGTGGTTTTGTTGATAGTGGATATAATATGGGTGCATTAGATAGCACTTTAACTGCAAGTTCAGGTGATACATCATTTGAAGTTCCTGACACAAGTGTTCCAGCAATTTTTTCGGCTGGGGTAGTAATAAAAATTAACAATGAACAAATGCTTATTACTTCTGTTAGTTATACACCCTCAATTTCTGTTACAATAAATGTTCAAAGAGGATATAATGGAACAACAATAGAAGCACATACATCTGCAGATGTGTATGTATCGTCTAGCTATGAAAATACAATTTATACAGGTAGATTAAAAGCAGTAAGCATTACAAACCAAGATATAGTAAACATAGAAATATCTGCAAGAACACCAATAGACTTTTTAAAAATACCAGAATATACAAGTAGTGCAGGTAATTTTTTCCCTATACTTTATGGATCTGGAACACCACAAACATCTACGGTAAGTAGTCCACAATTAATGCAATATAGTCCAGCAAAAGTATTCCCAGTTATGGTAGATAGTTTAAATAATGGACAATATAATTGCTTAGCACACGAAGCAGTAAGTGATGGTAGATTACATTATCCTATAAAAGATTTATTTAGTTCTGATGGTTTTCCAGTATTTGTTCCAATGGACGATGTGCAAAATAGTTCTTTTGATGATTATGAAGGTGCAACAAACGATACGAATAGAAATGTATTGTTTACAGATTTAGATTTAGAGAGAAGTTATTTAATTCGTCCTATACAAAATATAACTATAACTGCTCCTACTACAGGTACTCCATCTAACACAGGAAACTTTTCTGATAATGACGCAGCAACTTCTTCTACTTGGAGTTTTACTGCACCACAAGGAGATGGTTCAGATAGTTTAAAATTTAAAATTAGTGATATAGCAAAAGAAGAACACGAAATACAAGAATGTAAATTATATGTAAAATGGGGAGTTTCTAATCACTCTGAAAATAGTGGTGGTACTATTGTTTCTACTTTACGAGTCAAGCCAACATATACTGGCTCTACTAACACAGTTGCTATAACTAATGAAACTGGTAATAGAACTGCTGCATATTCTTCTGCAATAGACTTATTAAGCACAGGAACATTTTCTAATGCCAATGGACAAATACCAGATGATGTAGAAATAGAATTTTTAATAACTCACAATGTAGAAGATAATAATGATAGTGCTGGTAGCGTAACTATTGATGCTTTTGATTTTTATTTAGAAATAACTACCAAAATTACTGATACAGATAATCTTGCAAATTCAAGTGCAGTTACTGGAATTAAAAAACTATATACAGGAGCAGATGGGTTAGACAAATCATTTAGCTCTGGTGCAGTTACTAATGCAGCAGAAATGCACAGAGATTTAATTCGTAGATTTGCAGGTATTACTGCAACAACGGTATTTCAATCCAATGGAACAACAGCTAACTTATTAGCAGAAGCATTAGATAACTCAGAAACTGGGGTTGATGTTGATGACGGATCTGTTTTTGTTGTTAATGATGCAATCAGAGTAGATAATGAAGAAATGCTTATTACGAATATATCATCAAACACTTTAACTGTTACAAGAGGGCAAAACGGAACGAGTGCAGCAACACATAATGATAACGCTGCTATTTCTAAAGTTCCTGAAAACTTTACTGCATTAAATACAGCAAGAGCTAATTGGACAGTATTTTATTATTTACACAAACAAAAAGAATTGTTAAAAGTGTTAGAGCAAACACAAAAAGAAGGTGGGTTTATATTTAGATTTAAAGCTAACGATGGAACACCTCAATATATATACTTAGTAGATAGTCCATCAGTAAATCATACTATTAGCAAAGATGATATAAAAGGAACTAAAATATCTTTGACTGATTTTGACTCACTCATAACTAAAAGAGTTATAAAATATCAAAAAAATCCTATAAACGATGAATTGTTGTTTGAAAAAACATTTACAGATACAACCAACGATCCTAGAGGTAAATATAATGTACAAAGCGATGAAAATATAGCAACAGAGGATTTAGAAATATTAAATGATGCTATTGGTGCATCAAACTTAAATATGGGTTCTGGTAATAAAAATGATGGCTATGCTAATTATTATAATGCTATTGAAGGAAATCCAAAAATATTGGTAGAAACAGAAATAATAAATCCAGGAGATAGTGGCAACTCACACTTCTACTTAATGGAAGTAGGAGATATTTGTGAATTTAATCACAACAATCAATTAGTTGCTCCTTTCGGAGAATCGTTTAGTGGAAAGAAGTTTATAGTAACATCACTTACAAGAAGTCCAGGTAGTCTAAAAGTATCTTTGAGAGAAATATAAAAAGAGGTAAATTAAATTATGGCATTAGCACGAGTTAGATTCAGAATAAATACAACACCAGCTAGACAAATAACCAATCTTGCTGCTGCCATATCATCTACATCTTCTACATCTTTTAGCGTTGATGATGCAACAGACATAGAGGTAAATCAAAATATAAAAGTTGATAGTGAAGAAATGACTGTTACTAATATCTCATCTAGTACATTAACAGTTATTAGAGGTGTTAATGGTACAACTGCTGCAACTCATAGTGATAATGCTAATGTTCTTGAAGATTATAGTCCTACTTATACGCCAACACAAAATCCAAACATAGGAACTGATGTATCTCAAACTTATGATGGTATAGTTGCCAAGAAATCAATCGGTGGTAAAACTTTTACTTTTGCAAATCACGAGTCATCAAGAATACAAAGAAAGTTGGTGTATGAAAATATAAGCGAAGCAAACAAAAATAGATTAGTGGCTTTGCATAATTATACAAAAGGTATGAAAAATA